CCACTTATTAATGTTCCAGTAGTACCAAACCCAACAGTTGAGTCTACATTAATGATTGTAGAACCAGCAGGTGCTTGATCTAATATCTTTGTATTACCAGGAACAGTGAATACACCTTCAATTAAGTCACGATCACTGAATCCAACAAATAATGCAATTTTATAATAGTTTCTACCATCTCTTTTTATTATTTCAACTTCAGATACTGAAGCATTTGTTGAAGTATCAGTTGATTTGAATATTGTTTGACCTGTTAAGTTTTGTGGTTCTCCAGTTGGTGTGATTAAATCTGCTACAATAACTTCACGACGTATAAATTCAGCGTCAGATGGTTTTATTAGATTACCCTCTAAATCTAATACTCTTGATTCTACTCCAAATAATACTTTAAATAATATTCTTACTGATTCTTCAATACCTTTTGATTGATAAAATGAACGAGCAAACTTTGCAAAATTACCTACATCTAAATTATCTGCGAAATCATTATTCTCTAATCCAGGTAAAAAAGTTTTCTTAAATTTTTTAAAAAATTCTTGAAGAAATAATACAGATAAGTTAGTTAAGGTTGAACCAGAAGTATGAGATGATGATTTTGTTTGATCAAATTTTAAACTCTCACGATTTATTTCGAGTAAAGAAGAAGAAACACCTACATTATATCCTGTAATTCCACTAAAACCACGGATACATCCAGTAAAGGAAGTTGATGTAATTCCAGTATAAGATATTATCTCATCATCAATTTTAAGTAATCCATATTCAGATGGAAATCCTTTAGTGCTAGGAACAGTTATTACTGTATCTGTGGTTGATATTCCCGCAGAAATAGATGTAACACCAACTATAACTTCAGGAACTAAATTATCTACTTTTAAATATTGATCAAAATTACTAATTAAATCACTAACACCACCTTGAAAATCTTGGGAGACATAATATTGTTTTAAAAATTCAGTTGCATTAGGAAAATCTGATACCACAAATTGAGGTAACTGATTTTGTACAATCGTATTGACTTTTATTCTTTTGTCAATTTGTGACATAAATTATTTCCTCTCTAAATCTCCATTAGAGTAACTAGATGTATAATAATCTCTCTGGAACACGATTCCTGAAACATCTTCACCTGAAGCAATCACATCTTTAATAGTATTTATTGTGCTTTTCGATACGTCAAAATTAAGATATAAGTCCTTTAATCCTACAACATCATTTGATTCTGGGAAAGCTTGAACTTCAATTATATTATTTTCACTCACAGTCGATGTTATATTGATTGTATTTAAGATTACCTCTCCTTTCATATAATCAACAACACCAGCATCTTTTACAATAACTCTCTGCTCACCCCTATTGTTTTTTGTAATAACACTAAGTGTTCCCATATTGCTACCATCTAAACTACCAGAAGCAGTTTTATTTGGTACATCAGTAATATATGCAATATCATTGAAACCATTAATAGTAAAACCCGTGCTTTTAATATTATATCCTGCAGAATTGATGTTAAACTTATTACCAAAGCAAAGTTCATATTGTGCGAATTGATTTAATAATGCCTTTAAATCCCTCCTTATAATAACTTTTGTGATGTTAGATGTGATTCCATTATCTACACGGTCAATTAAGGTATTAACTTTACTATATTTAAATCTACCACCAAACTTATTCAACTCAACATTTCTAGCATAGGAATTTAATGAGGATATAATGGCGGTTCTTAAGTCTGATGCAGATGCAATTTGTGATGGATTATAATATGCAGTTGTATTTACTTCCACATATAGTATTTTTAAGTCAACTATTTCAGAGTTGATACCAGCGATAGCGTAGTTTTTTAATTTATTTTTAATTTGAGATTTATCAAAGTCTGATACAAAAGTACCATTTTTAGGTTTGATACTTATTTGAACTTTACCAAATTGTGGTGGATTTAATTCTTCTCCACCAACAACTGCAACAGACTCTGTTTGAGGAAATATTGTTGCAATTATTGCTTCGTAATCTCTTGGTGTAACTGCTCTGTATTGTGCTGAGTAAAGTCTTGGAGCGATGTACTTAATAGAAGACACATCTTCAACTTCAGACCCATTAGAAGCGTTTGAGACAGTGGTAACTGTTACACTATCAGACGGTGTAAAGATTGTTCCGTCACTTTTTGTGAATGTTCCTTGAAAACTAAAATTAGATGCACCATTACCAGTTTCACCTTCGGTAACAATATATCTTACTGTAATTACAGATCCATTTTCTAATTTACGTCCAAATAAACCATCTCCGAATAATACCTCATATTTTTCATCTTGAACCTCCTGAGATAAAAATATTTCTGAATTTTTGTCTACATTTAATATATTATCTACCATACTATATTTTCTACCAATCGATACATCAGAAAGTCCTGAAACAAATACTCTTATAGTTGAACTATCAACATTAGGACTATCGATTATAAATCTCTGAGTTCTTGAAGTATCAACACGATATACTCTTTGTAAGAAAGTTCCTTCATGTATAGTGATTGGGTCATCAAATTGTGCAAATGAAGTACCACCAATGTCTTTTATTCTTGTAGAAGTTACAGTGTCTGGTAATGAAAAACGGTAAGTTGTATTTTCTGAAGCTCCAACACATACTAAACCTGCTTGAAGTGTTAAGAACTTTGTAGTGCTATCATTTGTTGGACCTACATTTATATCAGAAATTCTTACTTGTGCTGTTGCAGCGGTTTTTGAACGGGGTACGTAACCAATATTTCTTGCAAGTGATATTACATTCTCACGAATCGTTGCAGAGTCTAAAAATGATTCGTTTGCGACTAAGTTTGCATTAAATGCATTAATATATGTATTATAAGCTAAAGCATCAAGTATAACTGAGAAATTAGAACCCTCAAAATCAAAGTCTGTAAAATTTGAATTTGAGCGAAGAAAATCTTTTATCTGTACCTTGATATCGGCAAAATCTAAACTGGTAAACTGTGTAAAGGGCATATTATCTTGTTGGTTCTAAAATAAAGGAAAAAGATTGTGTAGGTGTATCTAATCCTACGATATCAAAAAATACGGTGACATCTAATTGGTTGTCATCTGGTCTAGCCTTAACAGTTGCACCTACATTATTAACTCTTGGTTCAAAATTAGCACATACCTCTCGTATTTGGTCTTCAATCATCATCACATTCATACGATCAAAGTTTGAGAATAAAGTATCACGAACATCTGTACCTATTAATGAGTTAAAAAATCTCTCAGTAGGTATTGTTTCGACTAAATTTCTCACTGATCTAGTGACTGCTCGCTCATTCACAAGCACAGGAAGGTCTTTCGTTACAGGATGAGGTGAAAACGATAGACTTATATCCTTAAATGCTCTTGATTTGCGTTGAATCGCCATTATTTAATCTTTTAGATTTATTTATAGCCTATCTTGCATAATCATTCATTACATAATCATCAGTATCAAAGTATTCAAGTACCCAAAAGGCAACACAACGTGGATTTTTCGCTCCACAAGTAAAAATATCGAACGCAACACAGTTTTTCTCTGGCCAAGTATGGCATGAAAGGTGACTTTCACCTAAAGTTACAGTGCAAGTTACTCCATACGGGTCAAATTGATGCGTATAAGTGTTTAAAACCTTCAAACCTTCAATTTTACAGGCATCAACGCACACTTGTTTGATTTTATCCCTATCATTTAACTTTTCAAAGGGTACATTATACACTTCAACGAGTAAATGTGTACCCATATGAGCGTTTTTTACGTGTTTCATCCTAATTCTGGTTCAATATTGATGTCTACATTGCCTGTTATTGGTTCAAACGGTTTTCTTTCCTCTTTTTCTTCGACTTCGTTGCGTTCTTTTGCTGTTTTCCAGAAATAATTCTCTTCTGAACCCAATCCATCACGGTCATGACCGTTTTCAACTTGATAATACACTGTTGAAACTTTAAAATCGGGCACTTTTGGTGTTTCTGGAGTGATACTGTTGTCGTAAATCCTCATTCTGTTGTTTGGATAGAGACAAAACTGTCCATTATCCAGTTCAAGAAGGTTATGAGACTTATGTTCGGCAGGTTGTTCACTTGTTGAGTAGTCAATTGCATCTACACTCTCGTGATAATTGTCCAAAGTGCAAATATAAGTACCTGTTTGGTTGCCAAAGTCTCTTGTATACACTTCATAGTGCATTGAACCGATAAATTGCTTCTGAACAGCGACAACTCCATAGTCCATACAGTTCCAAAACTGTAAATTATGAAGAGTCATATCAGGGTCAGGTATCTCTGGAGACGATAAAAATGCCGAAATGGGTAATTTATCAAACATCGCAGCATATTCGGGCAAATAAGTCTCAAAATAAAAGGCACGACCAGGAATACTCTTGGCCGATACCCATACACCTTTTACAAATTCACCATGTCCACTCTTATGGTCGGTTAAGTACTCTTTTCTCACCCATACTTCATAAGAAGGAAGATTCGTAATTAACGTAGACATTTAACGTCCCTGCCCCCTGTATCTTTTACGAGCCGAGTTACGGGAGGTTGCTGCATATTTCGAGTGTTTTCCCCGCCCTTGACGAGTTTTTTTGGGTCTTGACTCAGTTACATAAGCACTGCCCATCATTCCTGATCTTTTAGCCATTGTTTAAAGGTTCCTCAATATAAGGTTCATAAGTAATATCTTGTGATGTGAGTGTCTTGTTATAATAGCACTCAACTGCAAGGTCTTCCATAATGTCAAACATTTCTGATTCTGAGACATTCCAGAAGATAACCTTGCCTTTTCGGAGAACGTTGTAACGGTCTCCTACTTTCTTTTCTTTTTGCGGTTTTCCCATTTGCTGTATACAAAAAGTCCGATTGCTACCCATAATAAAATTGTAAATCCGTAATTTCCCATAGTTAAGAATGTGGATCGTAATACCGTAATAACAAGTATAATATAGCCATTATCAGCAGTATTGAGATAATTGCAATCATATCACTCTTGTCTTCTCGTGTCCAACTCTCACTTGTGGGTCACACCAGATTTCAAATCCTGCTTCTTTTGCATCGAGGCAGAATGATACATCTTCACCACACATATCTTGAACTTCTCCAGATTCAAATACCTGCATCTTTGGAGCAAACCAAGGATAAGGCATACCTTCGTGTTCAAAGACACCTTTCTTAATTAATAACCATCCGAAACCAGTATAGTCAACTGTAAATGGTTTCTTTCTCTTACTTATACTTTCAATAGTTTCATGATTCATCACACCACCGTTTGAACGGAAGTCATCTTCTTCTAACCAGTGTGCAACTGATGTAGTTTTTCCATCTTCTGTACAATACCAACCTGCTGCGATATCTTTATCCATTAGAAGTATCTGATAGAACTTCTCAACATTGAATACGATATCAGAGTCAATCCATAGTTGGTAATCATAATTGAGTTTACCATCCCAAGGTAATTGGTTAGGTCCTCGAAGAACGTTAGCACCAAGACACTTGCAACG